TACTATATAATCTACAAAGTAAAATCATTTTTATAATTTCAAATTTTTTTCTAGAAAAGCTAGAATTGTATAAACCTTTTATATCCGAACAAAAATAAAATCTATTCATGAATTCTATATATAATATTATTCTATAAATCAAAATCAAATTTATAATTTTTCTTCAGAATTACAAAAAGCTATAATTGTATAAACCTTTATCTCGTTAAATAAAAAATATTAATATATCATATTTTATTATGATTTATAATGCTGATTGTTTTGATGTATTTCCATTGATAGAAAATAATATTATTGATTTAGTAGTATTAGATTTACCTTACGGACAGACCGATTGTAAATGGGATACTAAAATAGATTTAGAAAAATTATGGATTGAACTTAAACGTATATCAAAAGATAATACACAATATATATTTTTTACTACTACCAAATTTGGTAATAATTTAATTAATAGTAATCCTCAATGGTTTCGTTATGATTTGGTTTGGGAAAAAAATAATAGCAGTGCTGGATTTCTAAATTCTAAAAAAATGCCGTTAAGAAATTATGAAATGCTATATGTATTTAGTAATCCAACAAAAAAAGGTAAAATTTATAATCCTCAAATGACAAAAGGCGAACCTTATATTCATAATAATATAAAAATAATACAAAACATTGTATATAATACAACAGCATTATCTACGAACTCAAACAAAAGTGGCGATAGGTATCCAAAAAGCGTATTAAAATTTAACGTTATAAAAAAAAATAAAATACACTCAACTCAAAAACCAGTTGAACTTTTAGAATGGATTATCAAAACATATTCAAATGAAAATGATTTGATTTTGGATTGTTGTATGGGAAGTGGTTCTACTATTATAGCTTGTAAAAATACAAACAGAAATTATATAGGTATTGAAATGGATAAAGAAATATTTGAAAAAGCAAAAGATAGAATTTTATCTTACAAGCTATAATTGTATAAACGTTTCATTTTAACAATCGATTTAATATTTTTACATTATTCTCAAGTGAAGGAGTAGCCCATAAAAGATATACGCTAAACAACGCTGGTGATGGTGTCATGTTTTCTATCAAATCTTTTTCTAATGGATTATTTAGATGTCTTGCTAAAAAAGCATCTCGAGTTTGTTTAGTAGCACCTTCGACAAATGTTTTAGATTTTTTTAATCCAAAATGATATTCTGATCCATCGGATAATACAACTTTGTATTTTTTATTTTTCTGTGTTGATTTATCTAAAGATACAATCTTCATATATATTATGGAGAATAATATTTGTAGTATTTGCCTCGAATCTACTTCTCATACTTTAGAATGTAATCATTATAGTTGTATACCTTGTTTAACAAGATTAATTAAAAAATCAAATAAGTGTCCTATATGTAGAAGGGAATTTAATACAAGACCATATAAATATAACCCACCTCGTCATACACCTAATCTAAAACTAACTCTTAAAATGAAAAAAAACCTAAACAAGTTTTTAGGCAATCGTTATTTATTAAACTCCAAATCAAATTATGATAAAAGATATTGGGCTAGATTAATGGTAGCATATCACGACTATATTTATGTTGGTAATAGATATATTAATGAATCAACTTTACAAGGATTATCTAAATATCAATTATTAGCAAAGTATTTATATTTTCATACAATAGGACAAAGGATTTTTTCTGATTTTACTCTTGCTAAATATATATATGCTATTCAAGAATTAATATGTAATCCTGAAACTCACGAATCTTTTGGGAATTTATCTTTTTCTTCATTCCCATGATATTGCTGTGTTAAATCATCTTCTTCTTTACCTTCTTCTATATTTGGTATTTCTAACTCTACTGCTCTATGTATTTTTATAAAATCAAAACAAATTGAAACGTTGTCGCATTTACTGACGAATAAATATTTACAAAGAATTGCTAGACCTCCAAATGCCATCGTTGCTATTCCAGTAAAAAATACAGCATTAAATTCTGTATACCATTTATCTCCCATATATATAGTTTAGGTTTTAATATAGTAGTAAATACCAACATTAACAGGTCTTGTTTCATTTGTATCAGTTCTCCCAGTTGCCATTAATCCTGTATTAGCAAAATTTGATGTGTCGGGTTTGGTTGCTGGAAATACAGATGAATACCCACCTGTTGCTGATGATGAATTTGTAGTTTGTAAATAACTTCCAGTCTGTGGTAAATGAGTATGATTTTGATGTGCGTCTTGTTGTGCGTTATTTACAGCAACTCCTGTGTATGTAGTACCGTTTATTACTTGACTACCCATACCTCTAAAAAATAAACCTTGATAGTTTGGTAATGTAAAAGTAGTTGAACCATCGCCTACTCCAAAAGTAGTTCCAATAGCAGTAAATAAAGTTGAGTATGTTGTTCTACTAACATTTTGTCCGTTGCAAAGTAAATATTTATTTCCCGATGTTGTTTCTATATTGCTTAAAGGACTCATTATTATTGTTCCTGTTAGATTAAGTGAACTCGCCAAATTATTTAATTGAGTCTGGATTGACGATGAAACGCCTGACAAATATCCGAATACAGTAGTGCTTATATTATTGATTGTTCCAGTGAAGGAAAAAGTTTGACTGATTAAACCATCTAAAATAGTTGTTGTATTTATTCCTCCAACGCTCATATAACTTATCTTTGTAGTCTTGGTATTAAGGGTTGAAACAGATGTATTTAAATTTGATAATGAAGTACTGACACTACTTGACACACCACTTAACCACTGGATACGATTTAAATTATCATTTGTTAAAGTTGTTGTATTATTATTCACTATCAAAGAACCATCTAAACGAATATTATTAGTAAATTGATTTGTTGCTCCTGTGAATACGTTTGATGCTGACAATGAAATTGAATTTGTAGTCAAAGTATTTATTTGCGTTTGAACGTCGCTTGATAATGTAGATAAATATTGAATTTTTTGTAAAGTGGTATTCGGAACAACTAAAGCATTCGCATTTAAATTTAATGCTCCATCTAATCTTAAAGTATTAGAGAATTGATTTGTTGTTCCAGTGAATATGTTATCTGCTGATGCTAAAACTGAAGAAGATGTTATATTATTTATCTGTGTCTGAATGTCGCTACTTGCTGTTGAAATAAATGCTATTTTTTGTAAATTCGCATTGGTAAGCGTTATAGCTCCTGCTGATAGTAATAAAGAACCATCTAAACGAATGTTATTAGAAAAGGTTTGTGCTACAGTAAAAGTTTTTGTTGCTGTAATACTTTGTGTTCCATTTAAATTTACTGCCGTCCCTGATACTCTGTTAATGGGAATAGAACCTACAGAAATAGAACCTCCTGACATCACAGGTGCTGAATTAAAAGTTTTCACTCCTGCTATTGTTTGTGTGTTTGTTAAATCTACAAATGAAGTGTTATTAATAGAACTACTGTTGATTGAAGAACTTGGAAAAGAAACATTATTTACAAATACAGTAGTAGTAATAGCATTATCCCAATATTGTCCTGTTAATTTAAATTGACTATCATATACAATAGGAGATATAATTCCAACATCAGAAACTAATGTATCAACTTTTTCACATTGTAATCCAACATCATATTCTACAGAATCGTAATTTGCTTTCAATTGTGTTAAGACATTCATGGAATTAGGAATATTAATAAATGAAAATGTATCATCAAATTCTATCGTATTTGCCGGACTTTTTATTGTGCCGTTTCTAATTATAAAATTACCACTCAAATCAATAAGGTCTTTGAAATATGAAGAAGTTATTTTATTAAAACTAGGATCTGAATTCCATGTTGGAAAACTCATTCTATATATACTAAAGATAAAATTAAAATTGTTGCATCACGCTACCAACCATACCTAAAACTCCAGTTGCCGAATATAAATTAGTAGCGTATATTGCCCCTGCGTATGTGGTTCCGTATAAATAGTTTGTTCCTAATAATCGTCCTATATATACACCTGAACTATTTAAAGTTATGCTAGTTGCGTCTCCTTGACCTATAGAAACTAATGGTGCTGTTATTTGAATAGTGGGTGTAGTCAAAGTGATACTACTATTCGCATCTAATATAGTTGTTGTTGTATAAGAAGTTAAAGTATTTCTACTTATATTTGTTCCAATTTGACATGTGTTATTTATTTGTAAGGGTTGGTTTGCTGTTATTTTCATATTGAATATAACATCATCTGTTGTATGAACTCCTGCTGAACCACCAAAAATAATATCATCAAGTAAAATCGGAACTATATTTTGTAATCGTAAATTTTTATTAACAGCCATAGTAATATCTCCTCCAAATGTTGCTGTTGAATTACAATTAAAATTAGAAATCGCATTTGTTCCTATTTGACATGTAGTAGCATTAATAGTAGTAGTAGTATTTGTAAATATACAGTTTCCATTAAAATTTGTAGGAGCTAAAAATTGATTTACTCCAGCATTAGGAGGATTTGCGTTGTCTTGATTTATAATTCCTTCTACTATAATGCTATTGTTATTTACAAGTTCAAGAGTATTATTCACTTCTAATCTATTATTACATCTTAATAGTCCTGCTAATGTTATTTGGTTTTGACTTGTTTGATTGAATCCTGACATTAATTCTCCTATTTCTAGTTGCATTATATTTGTAGTTTGTCCTAATGTTGTTCTTAAAGTTGCTGGACTATAACTTATTTGAGATGTCTTTCCCTGTAATGTTATTACATCTCCTTGTAAATCATCAATTTCTGTTTGCTGTGTAGTATTAACAGAAACAGCTCCTGCTGCTGCAGCGGCAGCTCCTGATGCTATTCCTGCTGCTGCTCCAGCAGCTCCGTTGGCTATTCCAGCAAGAGTTAAAGCACTTGTTGCTGTATTCTGTGCATTTACTGCTTTTTCATCTGCTGAGTCTGCTTTACTTTGTGCTGAACTTGCTTTATTAACAGCATCATTTATTTGATTTTGACAATTTGAAGTTAAACTAGAAGATTGAGTAATAACATTATTAAAATCTACTTTTGAAAATGTATTTATTGTTCCAGAAAAATTAAGATTTGTTAGGTTCAAAGTGTTTCCAATTGTAGTATTTGATGCTGAATAACTAATATCTGTAGTTTTTGTATTGAGTGTATTAATAGAATTTGTATTGGTTGTGATGTTATTTGTATTTGTTGTTATATTATTTGTATTGGTTGTTATATTATTTGTATTTGTTGTGATGTTGTTAGCATTGGTTGTTGTCTGTGTTTGAATATCACTTGAAATTGTAGAGCAAAATTGTAATTTTTGGAGTGTAGCATTTGGGATTGTAAGCGTATTATTGTTTAAAATTAAACTGCCTGTATCCATACGAATATTATTATTCATTATCAATTGAGAATTAAAAGTTTTTTGCCCCTCCACCGTTTGATTGCCAGTATTTTCAATAAATCTCGTTGTATTATTTATACTTGCTGATGCTATGCTACTATTTGGAAAGGATAAAGACCCTGTGAAGGTTGTAGTTGTACCCGCAAACGATATATTAGTTGTTTTAGTATTGAGTGTAGAGATATTTGGTATAAGTTGGAGTTGAGCGTTTGTAATAGTAAGGCTTCCATTATTAACTATTAAATCATTATTCAATCGTATTGATGTAAAGACTTGAGTAGATGGAAATAGAATTGCTGATGCTGATATAGATGTAGCAGGAAAAACTAAATTACCTGTGAAAGTAGTAGTATTTAAACTGCTATCATATGTAATAGATGGATATGGTGCTATAGTCCCTCCACCCACAAATGCTGCTAACACTTGACCTATATTATAATTGACTCCTTGGTACTTAATTAGACCTGTACCATTTATAAAAAAGTTCTCTTCTATATTTGTATAGAGTGTATTTTCTGTGAAAGTAATACTATTAGATCCATTAATAATTGAACCATTTAAAGTTATCTGATTTGTTTGTATTTCACCATTAGCAATGTATGTTCCTAGATTATCTGAAAAATATGTTGTGTTCGTTAATAATTTAGCACACATTGTTTTTGGCATTCTTATATATTAGAAAGATATTTTCTTTCTATATATTATGACAGACCAGGTCTATAGTTTCCTTTTGAACTCAAGAGATAGAATAGCAGGAGACATTAATACGGCAACATATAACATTATGTTTAGCATACTTCCTCGAGACTATAAGTATTATAAAGTAGGTTTCAGTTTTTATACTGATCCAGCTATTTTTGTAGATAAAATTAATGCCGACAATATCAATGTTGACTATTCAAGTCAAAATGGTCGTATTTTAACAAACTTACTTTTACAAAATAGCATGAGAACAGATAATTCACCATCTAATCAATTAGGATTTATTACTCGGTCAACAAGCACACAAAATACAACAGCAACAAATCATATTTGTTATATTTGTGCTGATAAAGGAACAAATCAAGAAATTGTTGTATTGCGTCCCGATGTAGATCAAATTCAAGTTTTTGTTATAGCAGGAACTGGAGATGGTGTGCCTTTTGTTTCTACTAATACAAATGGAGTAAAAGAAGCAGATTTACCTAATTATATATTACATTTACAATTTACTCCTGTGAAAGACTTTCATACAACTGGTTAAATTTTTTTCTTTAGTATATATATGCTTAAGAAGACGAATCTTGTTATTATTGGCAAAAAATCAGCAAATCACATGATTGGAAAAAAAAGTAGTGGATCGCATAAGACTGCTATCGAGAAACAGTTTAACAATATGTATAATATGAAGAGTCCTTTAGAGAAATAAATTTAGAATGTTTCATATTTTTTTTTGATACAGAAAAAAAATATGAAATTTATTAATAAATAATTATGCTCGGGAACTCATGTACCCCGTAGAATCCAGTATAAAGAGGTTATCAAAGCTAGCGAAAAAATCTAAAGTGAAGTCAGCTCCAGGATCAGTGGAAATATTGGCCTCAAAATACATACTTTCTGCCAAACAATTTAGCCCATTTATGACCGTATCTTTGCTTCCGAATAATTCCAAATCGACCGAAAGGGCAAATGCATTAGCATAGGAAGCATTATTAGCAGCAGCAACAAAAACACCCGTAGATGTATTAGCAGCAACAGCGACATTGTAATTGGTCGTAAATAAAAGGTTTGCCTTATCGGTCGCAATTAATGAGCCAAAACACTTATCAATTTCAACCAAACCTTCCGCAAATCCGCCCGTTGTGGACGAATTTTGTAGGTAAATGGGCTTTTGGGGAATCTGTGTGCCCGAAACCTTTAGGACAATATAGTCAAAATAAGGATTAATTCTTGAGGATAAACTATAAGCCGCAGCAGCATTAATTTCAGTATTTCTTCGTGGTAAAATATGAAGTGCTTTTAATGAGGCCAACTTTGAAGGAACAAGACAAGAGTAGATTCCAGTTGTTCCATTTTTAATTGTTTGAACGTAGTGTCTAAACGAGTTGCCAACAATAAAAATGGGTTGTGATGGTGGTGCGGTTGAATTTACTAATGCCATGCCTTCATCAGATAGTTCGATATAGGTTAGCTGAAGTTCTGCGTTGATTACTGAGTAAGTAGGAGCAGATGCGGAAAAAGCTCCTAATTGAGCGAATGCTTGAGTCTGATTTTCAAGGAGGATTTCAAGGCGTAAAACGTCATTTATGGCGTAAATTGGAACCATTTTGCCCGAAGAGCCGATTCCTAAAAGACCCGATAAAAGGGGCAAACAGAATGTATTTTGTTCCGAAATAACAGAAGTTGTAGAACCTGAAGCTGTTTGTGTAGCCATATTAGCAATTAAAGTACCTTTACGAATATCAATTGGATTAGAATCTGGCACTGCCATACCATAGTTTAGCGAATTAGAAAGAGCATTACTGTAGGAAAAGTTTGTATCTAAAATGTATGAATACAGCACATTACAACCGTTAATATATTCCAGCATATTACTGCCACTGTAGAGGGTCGTTGTATTAAAAATACTGTATGCGTTGTGATCTAGTTGAAGACCAGCTCCAAATGTGGCTGTTGCTGCGGTTGCACCAGCAGCAAGAGAGGAAGATAAAGCTGAAGCACTTGCTGTTTGTGCTACTGATGTAGATTTAATTGTATATCTAATATAGCTCGAAGTCGGATCCATTACGCAGTTGCGTCTGCCACAAGGAATATTAAATATCATTGTTTGACCCGCAGTGAAGGCCGTCGCATTTGCCGAAGGCACACTTACCCTAAAGGTTCTACCATTCACACTAGAAGGCTTGGGTGTATAATTAAACTCTTGAGATAAAGCCTTACGATTAGGGAAAAAACTGTTGTTGTCGGTAGCCATACTTTATGCGAAGAAAAAAAATTTATGAATTGCTTAAATATTCGTAAAATGATTTTGTTTTAAATTCTTTCTTTTTCAATAAGGACATTTCTAAAACGATCGTCCAGTCTTGATTGTTTAATTCCAGCAAATTACCATAGTTATCACTTAATAAAATATGAAACCTACTCAATACAGGTTCTTTTAAATCTATGTAAAAATCTGAAGACTTTTCATAAAATATATATTCCATAGGATTCGCATTACAAGATACATTACAAATAATATTTTGTCTGTAAAATTGTTGATAAGCTGTATTGTTAAAAGAAGAATTTATAATAGAATTTTTAAAACCAAATTGTGAATTGTATGGTCTTATAGGAATACTAGAAGTATGATAATTTTTTAATATTACATTGAAAGATCTTAAACCAGATAGATTTGATGGATAGTTAGAAAAAATTTTTTTTGTTATATATGAAAATATAGCATTTGTGCTTAATGCTGTTATAATATTGCCACTATAATATCTAAAATCGTTTAAAAATCCTAAAACAGTTCCCATTTGTGATACCGCCGTATATGTTGCTATGTCTGACGGTTGAAATGAAATAAAAAATTCTGATACATCAGGATTACTAGTTGTAAAACTAAATTCATATTCATATTTTATTGTATCATATCCAACAGTCCAAAGAACATCTGGATATCCATTATCGTCAAATTCATTTTGTATAGCACTCTGTAATGTTAGTCTTAAACTTTCAGTGCTATAATTTCCTCTTGGTATTTCAATTACTAAATTAGCAGCTGGAATGGGTGTGAAAGTATCATCTAATAATCCAACAGCAAAATATGAATTGGTTGAATTGATTACATATTGAGAATTTGGAAAAACAGCTGATTTAACAGAACACTTGAGTTGTATATCTTCTGTTGATTTTTGTATAGGATATTGTAAATCAAATTTCAAATCTGATTTGTTTGTCAAGGAATTATTTATTCTTGTTTGATCGGGAGGTACATTTAAATCATCTATATTGCCTATTGCTGATGGTATTGCGGAATCTAAAACAATAAGAAATTTTTCTTCTACTTGATAATAATCTGTTGAGTCTTCAATCATTATAATATATTAAGAATTTAATTATGATACTCAGACTCAATTTGTTTTTCTAAAGTTTCTAAATGCTGTTTTAACTGTTCTTTTGACATTTTTTCGGGTTTAGTGGGTTTTGTTTCTTGAGTAAATTCTTCTACTGTTAATACTTTATTTTTATTTTTAGGAAGTTTATCTACTGTTCTACCATTTTCAAATCTTTGTATTATTTCCTCGTATTGTCCGTCTGGAATAAAACGATCAATATCGAATAGCTCGGGAAAGTCTGGGTTTTCGCTCATGCGTTATTGTTAGAAAATAATTTTATGAATTAAATGTATAATGCCAAGAAAATCTATTAAAATAATTCATGAAAATACCGAAGAAGTTGATTCGATTGAAAAGGACGATGTTCCCGAACCTCAAGTTCCCGAACAACATGTAGACGAACCTAAACCAGTTAAGGTTAAAAAGCCAAGATCAGAAAAACAGATTGCCGCATTTGCTAAAGCTTTAGAAACACGAAAGGCCAAGGCTGAAGCAAAAAAAGCTGAAAAGGCTTTAGAAGAAAATATTCCTAAAGAAATTCCAGTTCCCGAGGTTGAAATGACAACTACTAAAAAGAAGGGACGACCCGCACTATCTCCTGAAAAGCTAGAGGAAAAAGCTACCATGAAGGAATTGGCACTACAAAATCAACTAAATAAGCTACAACAAAAATTAGATAAGGCTGCTAAACGTGAAGCCAAGAAAGAAATGCTAAATAAGATTAAATCTAAAATGAATACAGAAGATGACACTGAGGATATTGATACTGACGATGAAATTGAAATTGATAAGATTGTTAGTAAGCAAAAAAAGCCTATTGTTATAGTAAATAAGATTGACAATGGTAAGGTTAGAAAGCAACCTATCGTACCTCAACCTACTGCTATATTTGTTTAATCATTTCCTTTACCTCTTAATGCTCCTTTTGGTCTTGGTATTACTTTAGCTTCTGTAAATTGTGTTCCTAATGATAATTCCTCAGGTATTAAACTTGCACCTGTTTGCGTATCTATTGTTATTGGTTTAGGTTTATTTTTTGAACCTTTTGTACGACCGCCTCTACCTTTTTGAACTGGTAAATCTTCTTGTATAGTCATAGGATCAACTCCAAAATCTACAGGACTTGAAGCTGCTTGTTTTTCTGATGAACCTCGATATGCTTCTTTTACATTTTGAGCCATTTCATTAATATCAGGTCTACCTTGTTTTTGTATATCTCTCATTCTATTACTTGTGAAAGGAGCAAATGCCGATGTAGAACTATAAGGTTGAAATCCTTCTTGTCTAGATAACCTTTCAGGAAAATCAGATGGTTTATTTAACATATATTCAGGTCGTGAATAAGCTTGTGCTAAAACATCACGTTGTACTGGAGTAGAACTACTTCTAAATGGAATTGGTTCTCTTGGTGTATCACCTCGTTGTGAAATAAAATTACTTCTATTAATTGGTTCTGCTACAGTCATTCGTGGTGATGTTATTAACTCTTCAGTTTCTCTTTCCATTGGTATGGTATTTTGTATTGGAGTTGTATTAAAACCAAATACAGATGGATTTATAAATTGTGATGGTGCTTGAGAAGTATATTGTATTTGTCTGTCTTGTGTTTCTAAATTTTGTAAATCCTGTTCTGCTTTTCCAACTGATTTAGGAGTTATTTTAGCGTTTCGTTGTTTTGGAATGTTAATATTGATTCTGTTGATATTTGTGTTAGTGTTTACGTTTTTTATTCTTGACATATATAATATGATAAGAATAAAATCTGCTAAAAAAATTGATATAACTGCCCCTAAATTTTTGTGTGATTATAATTTAACCGATCACTTACAAGAGTATCCACAGTTTAGTCATTTGAATAAATTTAATACAACCGCAATTTTGGGGAAACCTGGATCGGGCAAAACATCGATGCTTATTTCTATACTCTCGCAAAAAGGTGATGATAAAATATATTACAAAGCTTTTAATTATGTGTATGTATTCATGCCATCTCAATCTCGTGCTAGTTTAAAAAATAATATTTTCAAAAAGCACCCACCTAGCAGAATATTTGATGAACTAACAATGGAAAATTTAAATTCTGTATTTAGTGCTGTAAATGAAAATAGTTCAAATGGTAAAACATCGCTAATTATATATGACGATATCGGGGCGGTTCTAAAAAATAAGGAACTTCAATTAAAATTGAAACAGCTTTCTTTTAACCGCAGACATATGAAAGTAGTTCAAATGTTTTTAATACAATCGTGGATAAGTGTTCCCTTGACAATACGCAAACTATTTTCAAATTTGATTGTATTTAAACCAGCACGGAAAGAATGGGAGGTTGTTGTATCTGAAACATTAGAACAAGATGATGATATAGCTATGGCTTTGCTTGACTTGTATAAAGATCCGCATGATTATTTATTTATATCTGTTACAGACCAAAAATTATATTTGAATCAAAATGAAGTTGAAATATTATCTGATGGAGAAGAGGATTAATTTTCTTGATATATATATATTATGTATACTCAATTAACTGATCCTAAACGTTCTAAAATTTTAGGTGGATATGTTGCTGGAGAAAAAACATTAACACCTTCTGGATTGACATCATTTAGAAATGTAGAAACAAGAACGCCACGTTCACCTTACCCCAATTTACCACTGGAGGAAGCTTTGAATGTTTCCTATTCTCCACTCGAAAAGACACAGCGTAGACTTGATCCGTATGGTTATAAACTTGATACAGCTTTGTCTACAGCACAAAATAAAGTGTTTATACAACCTCAAAGTAAAAAACTTGTATTTACCACTGCTGGAACGAATCCTCTTTCTGTTAGAGATGTTGCTACTGATGCGTATCTTGCGTTCTTGGGTAGAGCTGGATTAACTCAAACAAGTAGATATAAAGAATCAGAAGCTATTTTAAAAGCTGCTAGAGAAAAATATCCTAAATATAAACGAAGTCTGGTCGGGCACAGCCTTGGTTCGAGTGTTGTTAGCAATCTAGCTCAACCCAATGAGAATGTTCGAGGTTTTGGAACTGGATCTGGTATATTTTCTCAGGGTAATGTTGGTACTGGATATAGAACTTCGTATGATCCATTTTCATATTCATCTTATGATAAAACTATTCCAGCATACATTCCACCCAAAAAAGGAAACCTTCGTGGTAAGCAAAAAGTTGATTATCCTGGAGGAATTATACCAGCTCACAGTTATGAAAACTTGAGAAGTATTCCAACTGTTTTTATTTAAGTATTTAAAAACATTGTAGTACAATATACCACAATGAAAGTTATAGATTATTCAAATACTATTATGTATAAGTTAGTTCCAAAAAATTTAGATTTAGAGTATATTTATATAGGCCATACAACCAATTTTAGAAATCGGAAATATTTGCACAAAAATGCCTGTATGAATATAAATAATAAATCTTACAATTTTAAAGTTTATAAAATGATTCGTGATAATGGTGGTTGGTATGAATGGGATATGATAGAAATAGAAAAATATCCATGTGCTGATGGAAATGAAGCTCGTAAACGAGAACGTGAACTTATGGAATTAAACAAATGTAATTTAAATAGTAATAAGGCTTTTTTAACACCTGAGGAATTAATAATTTATAAAGTACAATATGATAAGGAATACAAACCAATGTATTATCTGAATAATAAAACTTATATGAGAGCGCAGCAAAAAGAATATTATAATTTGAATAAAAATACTTTAAATACAAAACGAAAAGAAAAACGTCAACAAAAAAAATTAGCTTCGTTAAATTTAGAAAACTAATTTAGGAACTAATATATATGAAAACTTATTTGATTATAACATGTTGTATTAATAATACTGTTGGTATCACTTGGAGTGATAAGCGTAAGCAACAGTATTATCTTGCTATAGCAAATGTATTGAATTTATGTCCTCCTGAGATAACACCTATTATAGTTGAGAATAGTTGTGTTGATAAATCTTATTTAGACGTTTTCAAATGTGATATTGTTTATACAAATTCTAGCACTCCTATACGTGAGGGTAATTTAATACTCCACAAAGGCCACAATGAACTAAATGATATTAAAACTATAATTAAAAAATATGATATACAAAATAATGATATGATTATAAAATTTACTGGAAGATATTTATTATTTCAACCAGATTTTTTTACTACTGTATTAGCCAATCCTGACAAAGATGCTTTTTTTAGGGAATACAATGTTTGTACTTATGCGAAAGATAATATTTCTATTGTTTTAGGTATGTTTGCTTTACGTGCTTTATATTTTAACAATTTTAAATATTGTAAACATGATAAAGGAGTTGAAGAAGATTTTAGAACTATGATAAATGAATATGTATCTGTAGACAAAATAGTAAAAGTAGATAAGCTTTGGCTTCGTGTGTATTTGGGAATGAATGATAAAATGTTAGATGTATAATAACTTAAAAGTTGCCCGTAAATATATATAATGGAAAACGTTTTATTAACTATGAAAAATGAAACTATAAATTTAGATAAAATTGTAGTAAATGAAATTCAATCGCTTAGATCTATGATTGAAAGTGAAGCAGATAAGCCACTTATAAATTTGTATAAAATAAATCTCAAATATGATAACTATTTACATATTTTTAATAGAGCGGTAATTACAAATATTTTGGATTTGACATTTTATAAAAGTTGTATTCAAAATATGAAATCTTGTGAATTGGAATTTATGGAAATGGTACATGAATTAACGCAAAAATATAATCTTGAGGAAAATTTTTATCTAGAAATTTGTAAAGCTATATCTTCTAAATGTAAACTTTTACAAACTTTTTATATTATACTGGAAGATAGTGTTTTGCGTCCTCAAAAATATAATTATTAACGCTTAAAAAGTTGCTTGTAATATATTCAAAATGAAATCAACAAAACAACATCAATCAGAAAAAATTAAATGTGTAGTATGTGATTTGTTTATGGGTAAATATAAAATGAAAAAACATTTATTAACTTGGAATCATGCTTATTTTGCTGGAACTTTAGATGCGTATTATCAACAACAAAATAATATTACAAATAAATATGTCATTGGTTGATTTAGAACAAAATCTAAAACTTATTACTGATAAAAATACTATTCATTCTTATTTTCCTTTGTATGATGAGCTTTTATGTAGGAAGAAATTTACTTGTAGAAATATGATAGAGGTTGGTATATGCTATGGTGGAAGTATAGAATTATGGGATCAATATTTTCCTAATGGAACAGTAATAGCTTTGGATATACTTGAGGAAAAAACACTACCTGAATTATTGAAAAACCAAAACAAGATCAGATTAATTTCTGGAGACGCATATTCACCTTTTTTGTTTACAAGTTTATTTAGAGGAAAAAAATTTGATTTTATAATTGATGATGGTTCTCATACACTTGAGAGTCAATTAAAATTCCTTACCATGTATAGTATGCTTTTGGAAGATGATGGTATTTTAATTATTGAGGATATACAAGATATTAATTACCTTGAAATATTAAAAGAAAATACACACCCCGATCTGAAACCTTATATCAAGACATTTGACTTGAGAAAAAATAAAGGTCGTTATGATGATATTGTATTTGTTATTGACAAATCAAATTCAGTTTAAAAAAAATTGAAATAAAATTTTAAATGTTTATAATGTATAAACAAAACAAATGAGTTCTCAATTATTAACTAAGTATTCTAATCTCGTAAAAGAATATATGGTACAAAAGTATAAAGATGAAGATGATGGTTTTATTAATACCGAATCAGAAAAAGAATGCTATGAAAGTTTTACAGAAGCAATATTTAATGCTGAGTCATATATTGATTTTCATCAGTTTGTTATTGATGATGATATGGATTTTACATCAAAAGAAATATTATTCTTATTGAACTGGGTTAATAAATATTTTGAAGACAATTTTGGTACTGAGTGTAAATTATCTACTGATATAACTGAGGAACTAATTGCTAATAGTTTTGCTTATGCTTACATGAGGGAAAATTATGATGAATTGCTGGAATACCTGAAAGAAACTATTTCTAATTCCGAGTCTAATACTGATTCAGATTCTGATTCTGATTCTGATTCTGACGAGTAATTAATAAATCGTAATAATTCATATATTTTTTTATTGTCAAAATATATGAACTGTCAATATTGTAATACAAGATTGAGAAAATGTAAATTTGAAGTTGTAGAAAAAAGAACATTCCATTACAAGTGTTATGAATTGGAATGTCAAAAAAAATATGATATAGAATTACAAAACTTTTGTGATTGGTTTTTAAAGCATGGTATTATTGTTAGGCTGTAGTATATCTAATATCACGTCTACATATAGGACAAGGTCTTACTTCCTCTTCATCATCGTCATCATCTACAAATTTTATTTGTTGATAACAAGGAACGCATAGATAATGTCCGCATTTTGTTTTTGTATTAACTAACACTTCCATACAAACGCAACAATCATTTCCACTAAATTGTAATCCTTCTACATTACTAAAGAAGTCTCTTACTGCTGAATGTGTAGTATCATTAGGTTTAAAATTACCTAATAATATATTAAATTGTAATGTAGGTAATAATTGTTTAATCTCATCTAAAACTAATGATACATTTTCTTCATCAAAATTTTGATAATCACCAATTTTTTTACAATATAAAAAGTCTACCTCACCATTTTCATAGTCGTCCATTTGAGGATGAGTTATTTTCATATATATTTGAAAACTATTAGGTTTGTCTATAAATAATTTAAAATGAATGTTTAGTTGTATTTGACAATAGATACCTTGAAGAGATTTAATACCTGAAAAAGTATATGAATACATACACATAGTTGGATATTTTTGTTGGTCGTCTTGAATACTTCTAATAATATCAGCGATGATTACGTCTTTGGAACTCATTTTATATATACCTTTTCTTGTTGTTGAATTTTATTTCAATTTTTTTTAAAATTCGTAGGGGGTAGCCTTGATCGAATGAAAAAATATGATTTAAGAGCATAAATCATATTTTTTATAAATTTTGATGTGATTGATTATGGTGTGATGAAAAAAATTGAAATAAAATTTAACAATTTATTTAGTTAATTTAAATGTGTTATTATGATGAAACGTGTATCATTAGTGAATCAATTATTCAAGATTTACAAAAGTATCAAATATCAATTGAAAATTTAAAAAAAACTAAATATGTAGGTGGAGATAAAGGTAGACATGCTAGATATTGGAAAATGTTATTTAAAGATGATCCTTTTCCTCCAAAACAAAATAAGTGTATTTGTAATCATTTTATAAAAGAAAATTGTTATATCATGTATGAAGATAAAATACTAGTTGTTGGAAATAAATGTATAAAAAAATTTACTCCAAATTTTAATAGAACGTGTGAAATTTGTGGAGAAACTCACAAATCTAGAAAACTTAATAGATGTAAAAATTGTAAACGAATTTAATTTTCACATTTGATATGTTTTTGAGTTTTAAAATGTTTTGCTTTGTGAGCCATTAAATATTTACCTTGACAAATATCACATGTTTTTTTTTGTCTTAAATATGCTTTCACATCAGCTTTTCTTTTTTGAATTTGTAGTTGTTTTCGTCTTGATACAGCTTTGTCAAAATTTTTGTAAAACAATGCTTTATGAAACTTCCATAGTGTAGGATTAGGTTTATCTTTTTCAATAAAATTATATTCACTATCAGTTTTTGGCTTGAGAATTAATTTGTTGTTGCCATATATTTTTATTAGTTCTTTACCAGCAGGAATATCATTATTTTTATAGGCTTTGTATTTGTCTGTGTATTTATTTATCAACTCTATTAATTCAGGTAGTGTCATTAGTTCAGTTTCTTGAAAATCAATATTCATTTCTGAGTTTTCAATAAGTTGAATAATTTCTTCGTTCATTATATATTCACTTGAGATGTCTTTATATAAAAGTGTGATACAATATCAATTTTTTTTCATGTCAAGAACGATTCTCAAATCTGAGAAATATATCTAATCTTTATATATGATTATATACCCCTAAGATGAAAATATTTTTCTGAATACCAAGTTAAAACATAGAAAAGCTATATTTGTATCACACTTTTCTCAAAACTGAAAAAGTAGTAAAAAGAGCAAGGGTATACCCTTCTGTTTTTTGGCTGTTTTTACAGAAATTCGCATTTCAATTTTTTGACAAATATTTGAATCAAATAATTTTGGATTTATAACACCATTTCACTGAAATCTGATTAAAAATACAATGATTTACAATGATTAATCTTTTGTAAATCATTAAAAACAATGATTTAAAAATAAATAATCAATGAATATATGACAGATAAAATACTATGTGAATTTTGCGAAAAAGAATTTTCCAATAGTCAAAATTGTATTCGACATTCAAAAACTTGTAAAAGCAATCCAGATAAAAAAGATACTACTACTTCAAGTATATCATTAAAAACACAAATACTTTTAAAGGATCAAAAAATAGAAATGTTAGAACAACAATTAAAAGATAAAGATTTAACTATACAATTATTACAAATACAAAAATCAACACCAGTTCAAAAATTTTCTAATCAAAAACTTTCCAATGAAGACCCCGATAAAGCAATAGAACCAAAATACAAAACTGCTATTGAAAAATATATTAATGTAGATTGTAAAGAAGCTATGAATTTTGAAGAATTAATTTTGTTCGCAAAAGAAAATTTTACTCTTGATGATTTTATAAATGTGATGATGTTAAAATATGAACGAAAATATATTACAATGCTTAAAAAGTTAATGGAAAAAATTTCTAAAAAAAATATGCCTATACAAATCAAAAGCAATAAATTAAATAACGAAGAGGGTTATATTAAAATTGGAGATGAATTTGAAAAATATTTTAGATCTGAATTATCAGATAAATTTAAATGGTTAATAAGTGGCAATGGAAAAAAAAATTTATCAAATATTTTACAAAGCTTATTTATTGAATATAAACAATCTTCTGATTTTGATTTAAGTGAGACTGAAAGTGAATTTGCTATGTTTAGCATTATGGGAATAGAAGATAATGATAACGATTCAAATATAGATAAACAACCTAAAAAAATTCAAACATTACATAAAAATTTAATGGATTTATTCATGGTGAATCTATAAATATAATTTGTCTTGGTTTTGTAGCAAATTTTCTTATTTTACGTAAACCATTTTCTGTATCATCTGGATTATAACCTTCTAAATATGTTTTTGTTGCTTTTGTTATAATATAGAAAACTTGACTACTATTATATCCACCAGTATGGTCGTATGCAACTTTTGTACCTTCAGTAAATAGTGAAGGTACAAAATATCTTTGACTTCTATAAGGATTATATTCAGATTTTAATCTGTCAGTTAATATTTTTCTTTCAGCATTAATTTGATTTTGTATTCTATTTTCTAAAACAGCTAAAACTTTGTAAAATTTATCGTAAAACTTTTCATAATTTTTTCTGTCTTCAACATTTGTAATTGTATTCCACCATTCATATTCTGACATTTTGCTTTTGATTATATAACTTTTCTTTTTGTTTAAAAAGATTTCAATTTTTTTTAATCTATATCATTATACATTCGTATCAAAATACAAAAAACAATTATCATAAATATAATACGTTCAATTATTTCATTCATTATATATTATAACGAGCAACTTTTATTTATTTTTTAAAATCAATATTATAATATTTTATCATATTATCTAAACTACTACCTCTATATTCGCTTATTTTTTTTAATTCTGTTAATAAATTTGGTTTTGTAGTTAGATGTTTTATTAATATTTTTATATAATCAGTTTCTGTAAGATATTTATCATTATGCTTATAAAACATTCTTGTTATTGTATTGTGTAAAGATGATTCATTTACTGGATTTTCATTTCCAGTTAATAAATATGTTAATAAAGGTATATCTTGACAAATTTGTATAAAATTTTTATTTCTAATAACAATACGTTTTTGTAAATAATTTTTTGATGTTTTATATGTATTAATTATTAGTTCAATCTCAGTTTTTTTTACAATTAAATAGTTAGTTGAATTTAAAATATTTTTTGTAAGCTTTCTTGTAGTAATAAATAAATTTACATCATCATTCCTTAATCCAAAATAAAATGTTAAATAGTTAACAATATATTTAGTTGAGTCTAATGTTTTTATATATTCATCTACAATTTTGTATGATGGTAATTCATCATTTTTTTTTTCTAAAAATAATTTTGTAGTAGCGTCTCGTTCTATAAATAATTTATCTCTAAATTTATCTAATTTTTTAGTAGATTGTTGTAATTGATTTTTCATCATTATCATCAAGTTTAATAATACAATTTTTGAACCTACATTATCAATAAAGTTGATTATATCTATTAATTTTTCTTCATCACTTGCGGTAATATCGGTACTTAAAAATTGTTTGATACGTTTATATGCGTTTTTATAATTTGTAATTGTTTTAGCTGATACATTTGTTTTTGATAAAATAAATGTTTCTAATTCAGTTGTCATAATTATAGTTAGATATTTTATTTTTATAATTTTAAATCAATTTTATTTTGATACATATATATAGAATTCATGAATAGATTTTATTTTTGTTCGGATATAAAAGGTTTATACAATTCTAGCTTTTCTAGAAAAAAATTTGAAATTATAAAAATGATTTTACTTTGTAGATTATATAGTA